ACGAGGGTCTACGCCTTGTTGCATCATTTCATCCTTCGCAAGCTCTTTACGAGCCTTATTAAATTGAGCCAAGGGATCCTTAAAGCTATCCTTGGTCATGTAAGTCTTGAGAAGCTGTTCCTTCAAGAACTCGGTTGGTTTGCCTTTGCCACCTTGAGCTGGTGTACCAGCGACAAATGTAGAAGCCGTACGTGGCGGCGTGCTCGTTGTAATACTGATCCCCGTACCCGTTCCTGTACCTGTACTGGTAGAGGTACTTGTGGAAGTACTGGTAGACGTACTAGTTGACGTACTGGTTGAGGTACTGGTAGATGTGCTTGTCGAGGTTCCAGTGCTCGTAGAAGTACTTGTACCAGTGGAAGTACTGGTAGATGTCCCAGTAGAGGTGCTAGTTCCTGTAGACGTCCCTGTACTTGTACCCGTTGATGTACCCGTGGAAGTCCCTGTTGATGTGCCTGTACCCGTTGATGTACCTGTACTAGTTCCCGTAGACGTTCCAGTTGAAGTCCCAGTGCTTGTCCCAGTCGATGTACCAGTCGATGTTCCCGTAGATGTTCCCGTAGAAGTGCCAGTAGATGTCCCTGTGGACGTGCCAGTACTTGTTCCTGTACTTGTACCAGTTGATGTACCAGTTGACGTCCCAGTACTAGTTCCAGTCGAAGTGCCTGTGGAAGTTCCTGTGCTAGTTCCCGTTGACGTCCCCGTAGAAGTACCTGTTGATGTTCCAGTGGATGTTCCAGTAGAAGTTCCCGTACTTGTGCCCGTAGATGTGCCCGTTGAGGTTCCAGTGCTGGTTCCTGTCGAAGTACCTGTCGAAGTACCAGTTGATGTGCCTGTGCTCGTTCCAGTTGACGTACCTGTGGAAGTCCCTGTACTTGTCCCAGTTGACGTTCCTGTTGACGTTCCTGTTGACGTTCCAGTAGATGTCCCTGTGGATGTGCCCGTGGATGTTCCTGTTGAAGTACCCGTTGAAGTACCAGTAGACGTTCCCGTGCTTGTACCAGTACTAGTTCCAGTGCTTGTCCCTGTTGAAGTCCCTGTAGATGTTCCAGTGGAAGTTCCCGTGGACGTCCCTGTGCTAGTTCCTGTTGAGGTTCCTGTTGAGGTTCCAGTGCTTGTACCCGTGCTAGTGCCTGTAGAAGTCCCTGTGGACGTGCCAGTAGACGTGCCAGTTGATGTACCAGTACTGGTTCCTGTAGATGTTCCTGTACCAGTCCCAGTCCCAGTCCCAGTCCCCGTTCCCGTTCCCGTGCCTGTACCTGTATTGTTTGCGGCTTCCTCAGCGGCTAACTTATCAGCGGCGGCTTTAGCTTCAGCGGCTTTTAATGCGGCGGCGTCTGCGACTTCTTTTGCGGCAAGAGCATCTGCTATAGCTTTTGCATTTTTTGTTGCGTCAGCTAAAGCAATTGCATCTGCGGCGGCTTTATCTGCAACTAACTTGTCAGCGGCGGTTTTGGCGGCAAGAGTTTGTGCGTCAGCAAGAATCTTGTCAGACGCCACTTTGGCTTTTGCGGCGTCATATCTTGTTTGGACTTCAGCGGCACTAAGACCCGTTGCCCTAGCCATTTGCTCGGCGCTTACTTTAAACTCATCCATCTTAGATGCAATTTCAGCATCTGTAAGATTTGGGTTTTCGGCAAGAAAGTCTTTAACCGCCTGATCGGAAACTTGATTGGCTTGAGCGGCTTTTTCAGCCGCCGCCTTATCTGCCGCGGCTTTGTCTGCCGCCGCCTTACCAGAAGCAAGGTTAGCCGCCGCTAAAGCATCTGCATCTGTTGCCCCAGCTCGTTTCGATGCAATATAGGCAGAAGAGCCATCATTGGTTAATGTGGTGTCTGTAGCCTTGTACTGTGCAAAATCTTCAGCAAAGATTGCATCCATCTCAGCTTGCTGGGCTGGAGTTAAAACTGTTTGTGTTTTGTCTCTTTCGCCTGTAATCGTTACTGTTTCAATTTCTTCAACACTTGATGGATCTGCCGCTTTAGCTTTTAAGATTGCAAATTCTTCGTCGGACATACTAATGCCCGCGCTTTTTAATTGTGCATTCGTCATATTATCGTCTTGCAATAATCTGACAGTAGCACTTATGGTTGCGGCATCTGGCTTGTTAGCAGTAACGCCAGAGGTTGGATTCCAAAATGATGATAACCAAGCTAAGCCAGCGTGAGCCGCGGTAACAAAAGCGGCAGTGCTGGGGGAGAGAGCCGCGCCAGCCAAAAGTATTGGGCCAACGGTTTGCGTTAGACCACCTTGACCACCAGAACTAGCAAACAAGCTTGCCTGCTCAGGAGAAACGCCTTGTGATATGGCGTAGTCATAAAGTTCTTGCGTTCTATCTGTCAACCCAGCAGTTGTAGTGCTTGTACCACCCGCGCTTGTGGTCAATGCATCTAAACCACTTGTTGTGGTGGTTGTTGGTGCTGTAGCTTTTGGAGCTTTGGTAGCGTTGGCAAGACTAGCAAGTGCATTACCAACATTAGTAGGGTTGTTAGAATTAACTGCTTCAATGAGAGACGTTGCGGCTCCAGCAATTTTTAGGTCTGAACTGCCAGCCAAGCTTGCAAGGCTACTTAACGCCGCACCATTATTTCCAGCTTCCAAATTGCTTACTATGCTTGAAATTGTTAAGCCTTGATTGATCGTAGCGGCTGTATCAGCGCCTACTAAATTACCAGTAAGACCTGAAATATTTTTGTCAGAAGATAAAATATTAAAAACAGACGCGGCATCATTGGCGCTTAAAAGCTTTGCGCCTGTGTTGATGTTTCCAAGGGTAAGACCAGTATCTCCAATTGGAAGATTACCAGAGGCTCCTGCCGCGGCAGACAATGCACCGAGTACAGGGTTGCCACCAGTCAATCCAGATAAAGTTCCACCAAGCACGCCAGATCCCAAGGCGCTAGAGGCGGCGTTACTCAACCCAAGGTCAAGTGCGCCAGAGATAGACGAGCCTAAAGTAGATCCAAGGTTAAGCCCAGCGGGGCCAGCCAAGCCAGCGGTAGCAAATGAAATCAACGGCGAGAGGTCAGACAATACCTGCTTAGACAGAGGTACATCTTTTTGAGTGAATAAAAAAGTACCACTCTTGTCGTAAAAATCTGTAGCCTTACCGCTTGGATTGCGTTTTGCAAAACCACCAAGGCTCGCCTCACCTAAGATCGGTGTTGCGCTTTCACCCTGTCCTTCGTATCCAATAATATCTCTTGGCTTTTCCCAAGCCATCCATCCACCACCTAAATCGGTTGAGTTGTAGTTGGTTTGATCGCCTTGCTCAGTAGTTGTGGTTGTCCCAGTTAAAGCACCAAGTTTTCCGTACTGATTTTCTAGATTACCAAAATACCGTGAATTAACATCAGCAAGGTTGGTTCCAGTAGCGCGTGAAATATCCGCAGGATTCCAACCAAACTGATTCATCGCGGAGCCAATGGCGGAATCATCTGCCGTTGGGTTTGCTTTAAGCCAATCAACTATTTGTTGGTCAACAGTAGGTGGTGTACTTGTTGCGGTTTGAAGCGCACCAGTGTTTGTTGAGGCTTGTGACAACGCGCCTTGGGTAGCAGTTGTGTCAGTACTGCCAACACCGAAGTCATCAGTGTCTTCAAGACCTGTTCTGAATGAACCTGTTAATGCCATATCAGTTCACTGTTGGGTTAACGGCGTTGACAAGGGCTTCAGCCCATTCATGCCAGTCATCGTAGATAAAGGGGCCGGGTATCCCTTCATTGGCAAACACATCAATAGCCTTGAGACCAGACGCCCAATCTTGCCAGTTTGTGTTTGCGTCTGGAATAGCCAATTGTTGTGCCGCATACAGCTCACACATAAGTGACGCCCACGACTCAAAAGTATGGTAGCGGGGGTCGTAGACCTGTGAGACGTTAAGGATGTTTGCCATTATGGTCTCACATCACCCAAGTCTGCGTCTAAGAGGATCTTACCAACTTGGTAGTCACCGCCAGCCACGTTAGAGACAAACTTCAATCTCAGCTCACGTCGCTGTTCACGCATGTCAACCTTACCCGTTGAAGGCGTGAATGTGTACGCGGCAGACGTAACATCCTCAGACTGAGCAAATGATCGTCCCGTCACGTAGACTTCCATGTCGCCTTCTTGAATAAAGTCAGGCTCAATACGCTCTAAGCGTAGCCACTTGTTCTCACCGACTGGGGACGGCTGGGAAGGCCCTCCAGACACCAGACCCAAGTCATTCGTCTCAAAGTAAGACTCAATTGCAAGGACTGACGTATCCTGAACCGCGTCAGTACCAATCTCGTGTTGCCACAGCGACACAAAGTTAACCACCTGATTGATCGTGATAATCAAACCAGACCCCACTGGGAGCGAAGCAGATAGCGTATTACCAACAACGTAGTTCTTGCCTTTGGCAAAGATCGTCACAGAGGTAACGATACCTCCAGCCACAACAATATTAGCTGTTGCCCCTGAACCGCTTCCGCCTGTCAGAGCTTGGTTGGTGTAGGTTCCGTTGGTGTACAGCGTACCGCCAGCAGTTATCGTAATTGCGTTCACACCACCAACTTCATTGGTCTCCCATGCCGCCCAAGTTGGGTAGTGAAAGACCTGAGAGAAGTAACCAGCAGAGCGCCTAGACCCTAAAGCCTGACCTGCGTCATACCAAACATTCTCACGCACGTTAAAGACAATTGCGTCTGTACACTCTGTGGCGTTGCCTCGTGGATAGAACCACCAAATCTCACCAAAACGAGGAACTTTAGACACCCAAATCTTTTCGCGCTGGGCATAGTTTAGGTTGTCAAAAAAGTAGTTCTGGTTAAAAGTGTTGGGGATCTCTTTCACAACACCGTTGTAAAGCAAGAACCTATCAACACCACACCAATAGTAGATACCGTCGTACTCAATCACAGACTGAGAAGACAGAATAGACGACTGAGAAGAGATCAAGTCATAGCGCCAAAACTGTGGGGGTGTACCAGCACCACCGATGAATGACACGCGGATAAGGCTATCAAGGCTCCAAAACAGCCCAGAAGGCGCGTTTGAGCCGCCCCTGACGGGTAGCCCTTGGACAATCTTTCCTGTGGCTACAGAGACCTCATTTGCGTCTGCTGAAACCCAATCGTTTAGGTTGCCTGCTGAGCAGTTCTTTATCAGTCCGTCGTTGCCATAAACAAACACGTAAGGGTGAAGGGTGACCACACCACCAGATACGGAAACATTGTTGTCAAAAGTGATTGTAGAAGCACCAGACGTTGTTGCGGCGGCAGAAATTACCACGTTTTGAATCTGACCAAGGGTAAAAACCAAACCATCCGTTGTGCCAGCAGTCGTGACAATTGCCGCACCACCAGAAGATGCCGACAAGGTAAACGTCGTTGCGTAGTTGGTGGCAATGATGAAGTACGTCACGCCAGAGGTGATGCCTGTGGCGGTTCCAGTCAAAGTTCCAGACACCGCAACCGTCTGACCAATGTACAAACCCGTCGTAGAGGTGCAGGAACACTGACCAGCAATACCAGTCACGGCTACGGCGTTTAGAACGGGAACGGAAAGGTTGGTCGAGACAACTGTAGCGCCAGAGGGAATGCCAGTTCCAGAGATGGATTGACCAGCACCAATCTGAAGACTTTGGGTTGACAGGTACATGGTCGTCGTGGAGTTCAAGAACACCGACAAAGAAAACACACCAATGGCTGACATAGAAGTGCCAGTGATGTTGCCACCCAAAACGGGGGTGTTGATGTTGTTGTCGATGAGGGTGAGGGATTGACCGGGGTGCGCCAACAGCAGGTTATCCCCAGATCCGCTCACGTCATAGAACGTATCAAACTGCCAAAGGTTATTGTCAGATGCGGTGAAGTTGCTCAGGGTCATGTCCGTAATGCCAGAGCCAACCCCGTTGTTGTCAATCGGTATAACCTGTAAGCCTTGTGAGTGCCCATTGAACACGTTGTTAAAGCTCTGCTGTGGGTTGACGTAGATCCCGCGGGAGGGGCCTGAGATCCCACCAGTAATCTGTCTATACCCACCCATCTTGCGAGGGCGACCGCGCTGAAACCTTACCCAACGACCGTCGGCATAACTGTCCGCATCAAAGAGTGTGCCGTCCCGTTGGACGCCCGGCTTCGTGTCAAGCGCGAACACCTTCTTGGTCATTAGAACGAGCCCCCAGTAATACCTGTGGTGAAGGTTCCAGTTGTTCCTGCTACAGACCCAGCAACCGTCAAACCTGTTGCCGACAACGTAGACCTCAAAGTGCCCAAGATTGCTGTGTTGAATTGACCAGCGCCAGCACGATAAACACCCGTATTTGCCTCTGATCCAAAATTCAAAGAGGGCGCACCAACCGAGCCATCAGCCAAGCTTAGGGTCGTAACCGCACCAGCTTGAGACGTGTTGGCGTTGAAGAAGTTAGTCCCATCACACGCCAAAGTCACTTGTTGACCAGAAGGAATGGTTACAGACGTGCCAGATCCAGTCCCTACAGTGAGCGTAAAACCGCCTGCTGTCACAGAGTTCTTGATCACGTACAAGTTCACCACAGGCGGATAAACCACCGTGACGTTGCCTGTGAGCACTCCCGTGTAGGTCTGAATGGTGTTAGACGCCTCACTGGCACTTAAGGTGTAAGAGCCAGAAACAACCGCTTTAACTAGCGACGTATAGACAAACTGCGCACTAACGCCGTATCCGACAGTGACGTAAGTAGTTCCTGTACATACAATAAATGCTGACTCTGTAGGCGCAAATGTCTTTGTGGAAGCTCCATCAATGTTGTCAGACGCTGAGATAACCATCGAGCCAGTTCCGCTGTTCTTAAACAGGGTAAACCAATTATTGCCCAAAGTAGCAACTGCTGGCAGTGTGTAAGTACCCGCTCCGCCAGTCCAAACCAATGCTTGGGCGCGATCCGTAGTGGCAAAGGTTCCACCAGTAACAACAGCCTGAGCTGGGTGACTTTGGTTCAATGTTGTGCCACTTGCAACCAATCCGTAACCAGCCAAGGTAGCGGCATCAGCAGAGGATGTACCAGTACCAAAGGCAATGGTTCCCCATGTTCCCGTTGTTGTTGGATTAGCTGTGATGTACACATACTTGGACTCGCCTGCGGCAACAGAGATGATCGTGTTTGTGCCAGCAAAGTCTTTGACAGTAAAAGTATTAGCGCCAACATTACGGATCAGCGCGTCATTACCCACAGAGCTTTGGTTAGCAGGGGGCATGTACAGACTTAGACCAGCAGTTGTAGCTGTAACCTGCATGATACGAGCGGCGTAGTCGTCAGTGGCGTTCCCGTTGATAGGCCACTGTAACTGGGTGTTAGCACTCAGCGTAACAGCACGATAAGAGACGTCCGTCGGTTGAATGACGTTACCTGTGAATGGTGAGTTGTAGCTCATGTTAGTCCTTAACTGTCAGCGGCAATCGCTTGACGATCTGCAATACGCAACTTGTCCTCAGTCATCAAGGTCTGCATGATCGCTTGGTACTGAGCCTGCCACAGAGGTACGCGATCATCGTTCTTGAGGAACGGCATAGCTTGTAGGAGCGATCCGTACAGCAAAGCCTGTGGCGCGTAGATGGTAAACCAATTGGTCTGATTTGAGCTATCCAAAGGCTGGACACGCTCGTAGTACAAGACCTCAAAGTTATAAGCCGCCGCGGGGGTAGGAGCAACCAACCAATGGGTGTAGTCGTAGTCGCAGTAGTACTTGGGTACTTCCGTGGAGGTGGGGTTAGGCCAGTACTCGCGTAAGTATTCGTACTTACGTAGCAAGACTGGCTGGCGCTCCCCAGCTACTGTGACGTTCATAGACACCGTCTTATGCCAACGAGCTGGCTTATCAATCGTTGCTTCCCCAATGGTCATGGTGCTGGTATTGACGGTTAAGTTGCCCAAGAACTTGATCTCGGCGGCAATGACCTGCTCAGCCAACATGATAAACAGAGGGATCTTGTCCAGCGTGGAGGTGTCGTTACGCTCCAAATAGGATTGGATGTTCTCGACCAAACTGTCATAGGTCATAACACTTGCGGTCGTCATGCGTTCACCTCGTAGATTCGTTGGGACATTTTAGTATGCCTTTTAACTTGTGACAAGGTTACTTGCTTGCCACACCCTTAGTCTTCTCAAAAGAGCGCATACCAGCGATTCCCAAGATTCCTGATAGGATGACCCAAAGCTGGTCAGCATCAAGTACGGGAGGGGGATCCATGCCAACAGGAACCCAACCCATAGCCTGCAAGTACTTCCAAGCCCATTGAAACAGTGGGTAAGCCAAAAACTGGTAGCCCATAGCCGCTACACCGATCCAGCCGATGGCAGGTCTCCAGCCGCTGACAAACACGCTAGAGGACGCCGCTTCGATTTTGTTGACCTCAATCTGGGCTAGGTCTGTAGCTTGGTCAATGCGCTTTTCTTCAAGATCGAGCTTACGTTGCTCAATCTCCATTTCCATCTTTTCTTTGTCAGTGGTAATGAGGTCGCCTGCAACCTTACCCACGGCTTCAATGATTGATCCAACGCCTATTAAGCTCATTTCAAACCCTTCAATGTGCGGTTCAGCCAACCCTTTAGGAACTTAACCTGCACAGGGTTCTTATTGCAAATCTCAACATAACGGGCAATTTTTGCCAAAGCGTAGGACTCTTTAAAACGCTGACCGTCAGTGATCTGGTTGAGTTTTTCTACGGTTTTGGCCCCAATACCGCCGTCAGGAGTAGCTCCCACCACGAGCTGAGCCAGCTTTACAGCCATGCCCATTCCAGCGTTTACCCCAAAATTAAAGATGGTGTTTGCTACGTCTTGGTTGCTAATCTCGTTGCCGCGCATCTTGTCCCAGAACTCAACACGGTAGAACTCACGCACCATAGGCGTTAGGGAGCCACCAAACTCCTTCTTATCCACAAGCGCCCAGCCGGGCCACTGAGGGTTTTTATTACGTGCTATGCCAGCATAGGTCATACCCCCGGTGTCGCCGGGTACTTCGTGGAGGACGTAGCCGCCCTCGTCTTGCATCATCTGTTCAAAAGCAGGTTCAAACTGCGCCATTTCTTTACCCCTTCAAGTCAAAACTAAGGTTGGGATGGCGGGGATACTGCACAACACGCTCACCTTCAGGGCATTTGTATTTGATGGTCGCAAGCAAGGTGGCTTTGCCGGGGGCAATCTTTTCTTTTCTTACCATCGTGAGTTGGTATGTGAACGTGTCAATTTCTGGCCCCGCTGGGCCGCTGAACTTGCTTGCAGTAGTGGTTGCTTCATGCACCATACCTGCCGCATCACGGATGCTTGGCGTAAAACTTTCAACAGAACAGTCGTCCCGCTTTTTGATCCGAGCAACCGTCACATTAATGGGCTTACCCGCCTCGGCCACAATTTTAAAATGCTCTGGAGTCCATTCAATGATGGCTCGGTCAAAAAAGCCAAACTTATCGGCAAGCGTGTAACTGCCACCTAATGCGGCAACACTAGCGGCAACGGCTCCAATGGCTTTGGTAAGGTCAACCATATAAACTCCAACTCCATGCAATCATGTACGTGCCAAAGGTGACAAAGGCAATTATGAGAGCCGCCGCAATCAATGCTTCAGCCCAGTCTCGCATGTCACAACCCCAAAAGCTTTTTAACAAACTCGCTTGCGACGCCGGGGCCAAACAGCACGCAGATCATCACCGCATATAACAAGTACTCAATCTTCGTCATACGCTTGTCCCCATCCCGCAAAGAACGATCTATGCTGTTGTATCGTTCTAAGCAGACAGCTTCATGCACAGCTAACCTCTTATCAATTTCATCGCTCATTTTTCAGGGTTGCCTTGATCTTGGTTAAATCGGCTTGGGTAAACTTTTGATACCCAGACTTTAGGTCTTCGGGCATCGGAATTGTTTCTATTTTCGCTGGTATTTCAATACTTGCCAAGTGGGCAACCTCTGCGAATGATATTGCTTTTCCAGTACCCACGTTCCAAATACCAGATTTTGTCACATTGAAGAACTTCTTGTGGATGCTGATCACCTCATCCACATGGATAAAGTCCCTCTTAAACTCATCGCTACCCTCAAATATCTTGATCACACCAGTCTTAGCCTGCTCTCGAAACTTGTGGAACGGTGAAGCCTGATCACCCTTGTGATCCTCGTGGTCGCCGTACACGTTGAAGTAGCGAAAGATCTGAACAGGGGACTCTGGGCGCATGTCGTGAAAGTAGCCCTCTACAAACGCCTTAGACTTGGCGTAAAGGTTGGCTGGTGCTACGAGGTCAGTTTCCTTGAACGTCGTGTTGTGGGGGCCATAGACCGATGCAGATGAGGCTATCTGAAGAGGTATGCTGTACTTCTGACACCGCTCCATCAAAGTAATGGAATAACCCACGTTTTGCTTGCGTAGAGCTGACCAATCATCACAACGGGTATCAGAGATCGCCCCAAGGTGAATGACTTGATCTATTCCGTAGAGGGAATACTCGTCACCCAAATCACACAGGTCTAGCTCGTGGTCTGACAAGGCTTTGACCATGTTCTGCCCAATAAAGCCTTTGTAACCTGTAATTAAGATACGCATACAGCTCCCAAACTTTGGCAAGATATTGCCGCCTTCTCGTTGGCAAACGGCAAGGCTATGTTCATATCGCCAGTCTCTAGGTGCTTGACCACCATAGCGGCTAGGAACACGTCTCCAGCCCCACAGACATCTACTACCTCAATAGGCTTGGCACGGTACATGTTGTCCATGTATTCACAACCCTTAGCGCCATGGGTCACAATCAGATGTTCTGGATCAGGCAGTGAGTAGGACTCAGACATCTCCCTCTCGTTGATCTTGATGTAGATGTCAGGGAAGTCTGCCAAGTCGCGTTTCTTGGTGTCCATGTAGATGGCTCCTTTGAACTGATGCCTAAGCTCCTTGATTGTCTCAACCCAAACATAGCCCTTGTTGTAGTCAGAGATCACAATGGCATCAAAGTCTTCCAAAGTGGTGCTAAAGTCATACGGCTGGGCTTCCACGTCCTGATCTACCCGAAGAAGGTGCTCCCCAGTTCTACGATCAATGTAGCGGATCTTGCGGGACAGTTGATCACTGACACACAGCGTAACTTCTGCCCCAAACGCTTCAAGGTTCTGAGCCACGTTGTACGCCATGCCCATCTTCTCTTCGCTGTTCTCAAAGTTGAGTAGCGGCGCAGTAGACTCAGGGTTTAGCCTTAATATCTCACCGTACCTGTACTCATCTATGCAGGCGTCTCCAATCACTAGTATGCGCATTGACTATCTCCAGCTTTAACGCGGTAATTGTCTTCCACGGAGTCAGCCGTAGAAACCTCCATGATTGCACCCGCTGTTAAACAAACTAACTGGTGCGGCATGAGTGGTGGGTTGTGCCACTTGTCCCCAATGTTCAATACCTGCTCGTGGTGGCTGGCATCCTTTGTGTCAATGTAGATCACCTTGAACATACCGCTTTGAACAAGCCAAGTCTCATCCTTGACGGCATGAAAGTGCATGGAAAACTTAGCACCTTGCTTAAAGGTCAGCAGTTTTCCGCAGTATTTGTCGTTGGTAGCCCAGATTAGCTCAGATCCCCAACCCTTTTTCACAATCCCTGATAGTCTCATTGATAATCCTTGTTGATGAATATCCGTCCAAGAACGGAATAATGACTGTCTGTTTGACAAACGTATAACCCACAACCTGCTCTAGCTTGTAGTCTCCACCCTTGGTGATGATGTCTGGTCTCAGTACCTGAATTAACGATAGCGGCGTTGGATCATCAAAAATGATGACCTCATCCACAAACCTCAGCGCCAACAGAACTGCCTTGCGATCTTCTTCGTTATTGATGGGTCTATTCAAGCCTTTGAGGCGTTTTACTGACTCGTCCGAGTTCAGACCCACAATAAGTTTTTTCCCTAGCTTACGGGACTGTTTAAGGTACTCGACGTGCCCACGATGGAGCACGTCAAAGCACCCATTGGTGAAAACGATCACACACCCATCTCTTTGCGTATCTTGGTAGCAGAGATAGCGTGGGTAGCGTCATCAAAAGATTCCTGCTCAATCTTGTAGCCAACATCACGACCATAGGTTATGTTGACAATGTTGGGAACCAATTGAACCTCGTACTGACCTTGGTACAGAGGGTCTAAGTCACGGCTAATGAACTCTTTGACTTGATTGGCGGCAAACGGGTTAGATCCGTTCCAGCCCTGACAGTCCCTAATCTGAATCACAACCTGACCAGTCTTTGCCAGTGCTCGCTCAAACAACTTGCGGTGTCCTGCGTGCCAAGGTTGCCATCTGCCAAGCATTTGGACTGTTTCTTTTTGCCAATCAAACAAAGGGCGGCGGCGGTCGTCTAGGATGTGCGCGGCAATAAACTCACCCCACTGCTCAGACTTCTGCTCGGTGATCCTAAAATCATATTCCTTCGGAGGAATAAATACCTTGTTGGTGTCTTCAAACCGACCTTGGTCAATCGTATCAACCCAGATAGTCCAGTCAGCCTTGAAGTTGTTACGCATCTCTACCAAGGGGGCAACAAAGTCGCAGATCACATAATCTACATCGTAGCTGTCAGCCAACTCGCGCATACGCAAGCTTTGGCGAATACGACCTTCGTGGGAGAAGTCCCAGTCGTTGTACTTTTTGCGCACATCATCGGCGTTAAGCCACATGACCGTCTTGCGTTCGTTTTGCAAGTGTTCAAGGATGTGCTGGGCTAAAGTGGTCTTGCCTGCACCGGGTAACCCCATCACTAGAATTCTTTTCATTCTTTCACCGCTTTCATTTTGATTAAAGTATGAAGCGCCACATTGTTCGCTTCCCTCATTAAACGCCTGAACATCTGATTCTCGTCATGCGTCAATGTGCCGTTCTCGGTCTTCTGCTTCATCATGTCCAGCAGTCCGTGATAAAAGGGGTCGTACTCAAAGTCAAACGACTCAATGTCAAAGTCAATGTTGTACTTCAAAGCCATACCAGAGCTTGAGCCGTAAGTATCACGGTGCTCTTCGCAGTGCTTACGTGAGAACATGTACATCCCGCTCACAGTGATGGGACGCTTATGGGTAGGATCGCCGTAGAAGTTGTCGTGGAAGTGGTGGGGAACCACAATGTCCAGCAAAGCACCATGCTTGCATACACGGTGTAGCTCTTTCATCAGGGGAATGAAACCGTCCCCAATGTGCTCTAGGATGTGGTGGGCACGGATCTCGTCAACAGAGTTGTCCTCAAGGGGCAACTTGTCGCTCTCAATATTGCAAAGGAAATCTGGCTCAACCAGCGGGTCATCATCAATGTTAAGGAACCCGTCAATACGCTTATAGCCACTACCTAAGTTGATCTTCATTTTAACTCCTTGTTAATGGAGCCATGATACAAGATAGATAGCGGCTTTTTGCCCAACCAAACAAAAAATTTGTCGTTGTGCTTTGCAGGCAACAGCTTACAGAGCGTCTAACTGGTCGTGCGTAGTGCAGGCTTCAATAGCGGCTTGCTTGGCAACCATAGCCTGACGAGCAGTCTCAATGGCGGCGGCATCATAAGTTGCAGGATCACGAGCCTGTTGGTTCACAACCATTTGGAACTCAAAGCCAGCGTTGGACTTCATGCCACCTTTGCGGTCATCCACGGAAATCTCATAGGTATCCCAGATGATCTGCACTGGATCAGTGTTCAGGTCAAAGCGGTGGGCTGTGTAGCCTTGGCGACCAGCTTGAATAGCAGGACGAACTTCGACAGCGTTACGCCAGCCGTTGTTACCAACACCTTCAGATGGAGGTGTGTCCCAAACTTGCTTAATTTCGCCCCCAATTACTTGGACATAATGTGTCATAACTTACTCCTTAAAAATTTACAGTGTTTAAAACTCTTTTGTTACGAGCCTCAATCATCCGTTGTCTTGTTTCATCGGAAACTTTAACACCCTTGCGGTTGCTTGTCTTTCCTTTGTTTGCTTGGCTTAACTTCAACCTTGTTTCTTCAGATTTAATTTTACCAAGCAAAGACTGACGAATGTTGTTTTTATGCTCTTCGGACAGTTTCATCCCAATTCTGCCAGCAGACATCTTTTGCCGCACATCTTCTGGAACCACCTTGCCTGTCCAATAAGCATTCTTAATCATTGCCGCTTTTATCTTTGCCTTGTGGTCTTCCGATAAAACACGCCCAGACTGACCTTCCCCGCCGTCAGTCAAATTTCTCAATATCCCAGTGCCAATATCTTTTCTGCCATACCACTCAATGTATCTGCGCTCCAACGCCAATGCACCGACTTCAGACAAGTTAAATTCCATCAACACAATTTTTGTACGATCTTTGGGAACGGCAATGTTCTTTTTATGCGGGGCACGAAAGCGTCTGCCTTTCCCTTTACCTATGTAATAAGGAGTCCAGTCATCCCGTAGATAAGCGTAAATGTAGTAACAGAAGTGTGCGTCCATGCACACATTATATCACTTGTTTTACCTCACCATTGAGGATTTGCACGAAATGTGTCATTTAAGACTCCTTTAAAAAAATGTAAATTTTATGATGCAATTGCTAAAGTTTGGTAACCGCCAGCACAAGTAGATAACCAATTAGTTAGCACACCAACCTGCACCGGACTTGATCTGTTTGTTATATTTCCTTGCCCTAATTGACCATAATCATTTAATCCCCAACTCCATAGGGTTCCATCTGTTTTAATTACCGAACTAAAAGTAATTCCAGTGGATATTTTTAACCAAGTAGTTAAAGCACCGACTTGTTTGGGTGAAGAATAATTAGTGGTGTTACCTAAACCCAATTGACCAAAATTGTTTCTACCCCAAGCCCATAATGCGCCATCGGTTTTAACAGCTAATGTATGCAGTTGTGTATTTGATGTATTTGACCAAGAAGTTAGTGCGCCTATTTGCTTTGGAGATGAGTAAGCAGTTATATTTCCCAATCCCAGTTGACCAAAAGTACCATCACCCCAAGACCAAATTGTTCCATCAGATTTAGTGGCTACACAATAATTATTTCCACAAGAAATATACAACCAAGCGGTTAATGAGCCAACTTGTTTTGGGGAAGAATAATCGGTGGTATTACCAAGCCCTAACCGACCGCTACTATTCAATCCCCAAGCCCATAGCGTACCATCTGTTTTAATGGCGCTAACAAAACTTGTTCCAGAAGCTATTTTAGACCAATTAGTTAATGTACCAACTTGTTTAGGGGATGAGTAACTAGTCAAATTTCCTTGACCTAATTCGCCATTTGAGTTGTATCCCCAAGACCACAGGGTTCCATCTGTTTTAATAGCAAAAGAAGAATTAGACCCTGAGCTAAGAGCAAGATCACTCCATGCAGTAAGGCTTCCAACTTGTTTTGGACTTGAGTAATAAGTAGTATTTCCTAGTCCAAGTTGACCAAAAACATTTCTGCCCCATGACCACAAAGTACCATCCGTTTTAATTGCAGTTACAAAAGTATTTCCGTTAGATATTTTTAACCAATTAGTTAAACTTCCAACTTGTTTGGGAGATGAATAATAAGTTGTATTCCCAAGCCCCAATTGACCCCTATTATTTCTACCCCAGCTATACAGAGCTTGAGGATTAAAAGCAATAGGCCAAGTCCCAGCACCCTTAGCATTGGCTTGACTGCTGATGTTCCATATACCTGAGTATTGAACGCCTGATTTAATTGTTGTAGTTGCCATGATGTTGTTCTTTTATGTGGCAAGAGTGCTATTGTATTCAGCGGCTACATCGCCCCATGTAGTTAATGAACCAACCTGCTTGGGAGAAGAATAATTAGTAATATTACCTAAACCTAGTTGACCATTACTGTTCCTACCCCAACTCCACAAAGTGCCATCAGTTTTTGTAGTTATTGTATAAAATTGCCCCCCTGCAATTTTTGACCAATTAGTTAAAGCTCCAACTTGTTTTGGGCTAGAGTAATAAGTAATGTTACCTAATCCTAGTTGTCCAAAGCTGTTATCTCCCCAAGTCCACAGAGTGCCATCGGTTTTAATTGAAATGGTGTGGTAAGCGCCACCAGAAATCTTAGACCAAGCAGTTAAAACACCAACTTGTACTGGAGATGATCGATATGTTAGATTACCTTGTCCTAATTGACCTTGAGCATTATTTCCCCAAGTCCAAAGAGTACCGTCAGTTTTAACAGCTATCGTAAAATAATACCCCGCCGCAATATTTAACCAAGCAGTTAAAACGCCTACTTGTTTTGGGGATGAGTATGAAGTGGTATTACCTAATCCAAGTTGTCCATGAGCGTTATTTCCCCAAGTCCAAAGAGTGCCATCAGTTTTAACGGCTATTGTATGTCTGCCGCCACCAGCAATTGATGCCCATGTAGTTAAAACGCCTACCTGCTTTGGACTAGAATAATATGTTATGTTACCTAAACCTAACCGACCGCTGGCATTATCCCCCCATGTCCATAAAGTACCATCGGTTTTAATTGCTATTGTATGTCTGCCGCCAGCAGAAATCTTATACCATGTAGTTAAAGCGCCTACTTGAACTGGAGATGAGCGGTATGTAGTATTGCCTTGCCCTAGTTGACCTTGTCCGTTATCTCCCCAAGTCCATAATGTTCCATCGGTTTTGATGCTAACCGCAAAGTTGTTACCGCCATCTAACATAGACCAATTATTTAATGCCCCAACTTGTTTGGGGGAAGAATAGTTTGTAATGTTACCTAAGCCTAGTTGCCCTGCACTATTCAAGCCCCAGCTAAACAAAGTAGCTTGAGTTGTAGTCGTCTGAGCACCCAGCGGGTTGAACCCCGGCTTGTTTATCCCAGAACCATATCTAAAGCTCACGCTACGCTCCTCAGTGCGGCACGATTAGCGTTCAGGCGCTCCTTGATCTTCTCAAACGGAGCTTCCCATTCGCCAAATACTTCTTGCCTGAATAAAGTCATGGTGTCGTAGTACGGTGTTTTGTCGCCATCAAGTGCATACAGGTAGTAGCCCATCACTGGAATCACTACCCAAGTCTCAACGCCCATAGCCGCCGCCAAATGGCTGACCGATGTGCAAGAAGAGATTACCAGATCACAACTTGCAACCGCCGCTTGGGTGTCTGCCCATGTGTTTAATGGTACTTGTTTTACCCATACTGGGCAAGCACTTGCACCCTCATCACGCTGTAATGAAATGAACTCTGCGTCAGCATCTTTGATGGCGTTGAACAGCATTTCATAAGGAAACTTCTTATTGTGATCGTCCTCAAACTTCGAGTTACCTTGCCAGCGAATACCGATGCGCTTCTTGCGTCCTTTGATGGTCGTAGGCTTGGCAATATAAGGATCACCACGCAGGTCTGACATCTCATAACCAAGGTAGTTAGGGGCTGTCATGCCATAGCACCAGAAGTCGTGGAACACGCCAAACTCAGCACCAACCTGAACAACAGCAGATACACCCTCTATGCCTGAGAACAAACCAGCCAACGGGCCAGAACAGCAGACCACAACCTTGTTGCCACGAGCCACTAGGTCACGGGCATAGCGCACTTGGTGAATCTGATCTCCCAAGCCGTGGTCGCAGTACAGGAGAATAGTCCCTTTGGTCTTACCGTCCCACTCAGGTGCTGGTGTTTCTGGGCGGCGTTCACCGATGATCCCGCAGTAACGACCGCGATCCATCTGCTTGTAGCCTTCGCCAATCTGACCCTGTTTGAGCAAGTACCATGAGCGGTTATAGGCGGCACGGTGGTCGTTAGGACGCTCTGCGTTGAGCTTCTCAGACAAGCGCCAACCTTCAGCAAAGTCACCCATCTTGCCTGCGGCGACCTGTAGATCAAGGTCATCCAATTCAGGCATCGTGCGATTACCACCATCCCAGAACTCTGGCTGGCAGAACTGGTTGTAGTGGTGCTTGAGCAAGTCTTTGGATACATCGTTATGTTGCTTAGCCAAGACTGGTTTGACATCATGCATACCAGCGTAGCCGTGCAGGTTCTCGTCGTCTTCTTTGACTGAAGAGCCGTCAATATTAGAGAAGTCGTAGTCGTATTCAGGCAGTTCCAAGAACTCATGGATACGGGCTAATTCTGCGCGGGGATCAGCCAACAGCTTGTCGTACACAACAAACAAGAAATTCTCTGGCATGGCGGCATAGCCTGCTTCTAACGACAGGTAAGCGGCTTTCAGGTGGTCAGCTAACTGTCCTGAGTACATGAACTCATCCAGATCAGCAGGCTTTGCCACACGAACAAATGAAGCCATACAGTCAGGTACTGGACGCACTGTAGCGATCACCTTGCATGGACGACCAATCACCTGAGCCATTGCGCCCATGATCTGGGGGATAGGCCAGCCACGGGACTTGTCAATGATGACAGGCTTATCAGTATCAGCATAGAACGCATCAATGCAACCACGCATTGTTTGTGCAAGTTTCTCTCTGGTGGGGTCGTTGTCGTTCAACAGACCTGCTGAGTGCCATGTATTAGCTAAGCCATCAAGAGCGTGAACTAGCCCTGATGTGGTGGATACATGGGTCATTGGGTTCTGGTTCAAGATAGCCGCAAGGACTGTTGAGCCAGAACGAGGAATACCTGAGAGGAAGTGCAGTGTTTTGTTCATTAGGTTCTTTTTATGGCTATTGAAGACCGTCCCGCGCCAGCAATCTTAGACCACGAAGATAATGTTCCTACTTGGCTTGGGGATGATTGATCTGTTACATTTCCTAAACCTAGTTGCCCATTGGTATTCTGACCCCAAGAATAAAGATTACCATTTGTTGTAATAGCCATTGTATATGTTTGACCACAGGTAATACTAGACCAGTTAGTTGAAACACCTACTTGCTTTGGCGAAGAATAACCAGTGAGGTTACTTAACCCTAATTGACCATTACCGTTGCGCCCCCAAGACCAAAGAGTGCCGTCTGTTTTAATGGCTATTGTTTGATATTGACCACTTGCAATATTTAACCATGTAGTTAATGAGCCAACTTGAACTGGGGATGAACGATAGGTTAAATTATTTTGCCCTAGTTGCCCATAACCATTAGCTCCCCAAGTCCAAAGAGTACCATCCGTTTTAGTGGCTACCGTAAAACTACCCAAACCACCTGAAATTTTAGACCATGTAGTTAATGAGCCAACTTGTCTTGGGGAAGAATAATATGTTCTGTTATTAAGACCAAGTTGCCCATCACTGTTGCGCCCCCAAGCCCAAAGAGTACCGTTTGTTTTTGTGGCAAGAGAGAACTGACGACCACCTGCAACATCATACCAAGTGGTTAACGCGCCAATTTGCACTGGGGATGATCGGTTAGTAATGTCACTTTTTCCTAGTTGTCCATAATCATTAACACCCCAAGACCAAAGAGTACCATCAGTTTTAACTGCTAAAGTGTGGTATTCACCACAGGCAATCGAAAGCCAACTGGTTAATGCGCCAATTTGTACTGGAGATGATCTATTGGCTGTTGTTCCATCACCTAGTTGTCCATAAGCATTTTGCCCCCAAGACCATAAAGTTCCATCAGTTTTAATAGCTATTCCAAAAGTATAGCCCCCTGAAATTTTTAACCATGTAGTCAAAGCTCCAACTTGTTTTGGGGATGAGTAACTTGTTGCGTTACCTAATCCTAATTGCCCAAAGTTATTTAAACCCCAACTCCATAACTCTGGAAAACCCGTCCAAGTTCCAGCCGCAATAGCGGCATTCACCTGTTGCATTGTCCAGATGCCTGAGTATTGAACGCCTGATGTTGGTGTAAATGTTCTTGGCATAGTATTTATTCAGAATTTTCTAGACATTACCAGTTTGTGCCAAAAGAAGTTGCACCTTGCGCGGCAACTGCAACCCAATTAACTGCTGATCCAACTTGCTTTGGAGAAGAGTATTGAGTTGTGTTACCAAGTCCAAGTTGGCCTGTAGAATTAACACCCCAAGACCAAAGCGTGCCATCTGTTTTTGTTGCAAGACAAAAATAATAACCAGCGGCTACTGAAAGCCAACTGGTTAAAGAACCAACTTGTTTGGGTGAAGAATACTTTGTTGTGTTGCCAATACCTAATTGACCATTACCATTTTGCCCCCATGACCAAAGAGAGTTATCTGTTTTTACACCAATAACAGCACCATAAGCACCAGCAAAATTTAACCAATTAGTCAAAGCTCCAATTTGTTTTGGGCTGGAATAATTGGTTCTATTATTTAAACCAAGTTGACCATTTGCATTATTTCCCCAAGACCATAAAGTCCCATCAGTTTTAATGGCTAAAACTGATTGTCTAGGATTTGTGTAAACTCTTGCCCAACTTGTTAAAGCCCCAATTTGCACTGGAGAAGATCGTGCAATTGTCGTGCCATCACCTACTTGCCCCAGAGAATTTCCACCCCAAGCCCACAAAGTGCCATCTGTTTTAATTGCAATTCCACAATCATAAGAGTTTGCAATATATAGCCAGTTGGTCAATGATCCAACCTGTTTTGGACTAGAGTAGTTAGTAACAACCGAAAGACCTAATCGTCCTTGATTATTAGCACCCCAAGACCATAAAGTTCCGTCAGTCTTGATAGCTAAACAAAAATTATTACACGCTTGAACTTTTGACCAATTTGTTAAAGCTCCAACTTGTTTTGGGGAAGAGTAATTAGTTCTATTGCCAAGTCCAAGTTGACCACTAGATTGTGAACCCCATGTCCAGAGTGTTCCGTCAGATTTAATAGCGGCAGTAAAATTTCCACCAGTAGAAATAACTGACCAATTACTTAACAATCCAACTTGCTTGGGTGATGAATAACTAGAGCTATTACCAAGTCCTAATTGATAAGAGCTACCCGTACCCCATGCAAAAAGATAGGGTTCATAAGTATAGAATCCAGTTTGCGTACCCAGAGGATTGAACCCCGGCTTAACAATACTCCCCGGAAACATTTGTCTTATAGACATACTGCTCCCCGTTTATGCCGCGATGGATTCGTAGCTGATTGTGTAAGTGATACCGCTTGCTGTGCCAGAAGTCACCACAATGGATGAGTTCTCCATCAAGTAGATAGCAGTGGTTTTATCCACAGCAATCAAAGATGCACTAGCAGGAACAGATACCGTAGACACAATTGGGAAGTCTGTACCAGCGCCAGCGGCGGCGTTGTCAATTGATACGGTGGTATTCACAGCACTAGAACCATTGACATTAGCGCACACGATTTGATTGATCTTGAAGACCAAACCAGAAGATGCGGCGTTTGACAACAAGACGTTAGCTGTCGTGTTAGCTGGTGTGAGGTATGTCGTGTTACCTGTGAGGGTAGTGACGTTAACAATATTAGGATTTGCCATGGTGGTTCCTTACAGACCGAATACGATTGAGAAAGCGATAGCTTGACCCTTAGTAGCGCCAGCCGAAGCAGGAGTTACAAAAGTAAGATTGCCAGCACCATCAGTTTTAATAATTTGATTTGCCGTGCCATCCGCAGTTGGGTATTTTAAGCCAGCAGGGTTGTTCATGATGCGGGTGACAGTGCCTGATGCGTTTTCGGCGTACAGAGCCATGTCGGTGTTGGCAATGTTAAAGCCAAGCTCGCCCGGCAACAGGTCAGCCGCCAAAGGCACAGCCGCCCCTGTCGTCGTGCGATAAAGTTGAATTGGTGTAAAGCCTGCTTGTGCCATTTAAAATGTCCCTCCTGAGATTCCTGACCATACGGGAGCTGATGCACCCGCCGATGTTAACACTTGACCTGCTGTTCCTGCCGCAGTAAAAGCGAAAGCTGTACCAGTTCCATAGGCCGAGCCGCCAGCCGTAGCCGTTGCAGTAGAGTTTGTACCGCCGTTGGCAATTGCCACGATTCCTGTGACATTAGAAGCTGTGCCAGTGGTGTTTTGATTGAGTGTTGGGACATCAGCCACTTGAATTGTGTTCATCACAACATTTGTGCCATCGCCACGCAAATACGATCCGCTAGTGACTGCACCAGCAAAAGCGTTCATTCCTAGCTGAGCAGTTATCTGACCAGAACCACCATTAGTCAAAGCCAAAGTGCCAGCCAAAGTAACTGCACCACCAGTTGCGCTTGAAGGTGTCAGACCTGTAGTTCCCGCACTGAAAGTCGTCACACCACCAGCAGGGGCGGGTTGCCATGAGGCAGTTGTGCCGTCAGACGATAAAAGGTAGCCATTAGCGCCAATACCCAAGCGGGTAGCGCTGTTTGTGCCGTTACCAAGGATTAGATCACCAGTTGTGGTAATAGGCGACAAAGCGTTAAATGCCGCACCTGCTGTTGTCTGTCCAGTACCACCAGAGCCAATCGCTAAGGTAGCAGAAAGACCAGCCGCTGTGCCAGTTGTGTTTTGGTTAAGCGTAGGAACATCGGCAACTTGTATGGTGTTCATCACCACATTCGTTCCGTTACCTCGTAAGTACGATCCACTTGTGACCGCACCCGCAAAAGCGTTTATTGCCGCTTGAGCTGTAGTTTGACCTGAGCCGCCGTTGGTAAGCGCTAAAGTCCCAGCCAAGGTGATAGCGCCAGATGTTGCAGTGCTAGGAGTAAACCCAGTAGTGCCTGCATCAAATGTTGTTACACCGCCAGCCGCACCACTTGAAGCCAAAGTAATTCGACCCTGTTGATCAACTGTTACATTTGCATTTGTGTAAGCGCCGGGGGTCACTGTCGTATTAGCAAGAGAGATTGTCCCCGTGGAAGTGATTGGGCCTCCCGTGAGTCCCGTACCCGTATCAACCGATGTAACGCCAGTACCTGTGACGATTGAACCCCATGCATTGTTTGCGTAGCCTTCAAACGTCGCTGTTGTTGTGTTGTAGCGAAGCTCACCGTTGTTAGCTGGAGAGGGGCGCTGTGCAGTAGTCCCGATGGGTAGGGTCACGCCCTCCAAGCCGGGGAACACCGCGTTGTCAGTTATAGCAAACGTAGGGTTACCAGAAGCGCCGTTTCCATCGGTAATGGTGATCTGATTTGCCGTGCCTAAAAGGTCACGACCAGACACCGTCGTCCCGCTACCAGTCATCGCCAACATGCCCGTGCCAGACAGGTTAGCCACCGAAGCGGCAACGCCTGTCAATTGGAATGTTGGGTTGCCTGATACGCCATTGCCGTCAGTGACGCTTAAACCGTTTCCAGACGTCGATAAGGTGCGTCCTGTTACCGAGCCACCAGACTTGGCAATAATGCCGTCTGAGGACGTTTCAAGGCTTCCTGAGACCCCATTCAAGGTGATCTGAAGGGTAGATTGAGCTCCACCATCAACTAAACCAACACCAGTACCGCTAGACAACGCCCTGCTGTTAGCCAATGTAGGCTCTTGGTTCTTTGTGATAAACGTCTGAGTCTGAACGGGAGATCCCGCAAGCGCGGCAGTCGTCGTCTGTACGGTCTGACCATTCTGAACGATAGGGACAGCTTCTGTACCAGTAATCGCACCAGCGGCAGGTAATTGTGTGATCGTTACTTGTGCGGACATATTATGGGCTCAGTTGGTCTAGGTTACCGTTATTCTCAGGATCCTGAGTATTACCCTCTGTCGAGATGATAAAGCTACCACCAGTGATACCGTTTTGGGTAGTGACAACATTGTTGTCATTGGCGGCAACGCTCACGTCAGGACGTGGGAATCTGATCGTTATTCTCTCAGTTTTTCGGGCTGGAAGTCTATAGGGATCTTTCTCATCTGCACAGCCTTGCCCACAGACCTGCAAGCCGGGGAAATTGGGGTCTGGTCTCATCTGGTCGTGGTCGCGCTTCATCTTGCAACGATCACAGATCGCTATCGATAAAGTAGCATTTCCACGAGTGTCGAGAAAGACTGGCATTATCTTGTGTACACGGAAATGTTAGGGGCAAAGTAGATCGGAGACTTGTCACGCTCTTCCTGCTCAACCTCGTTCAAGTACTTCTCAGCCTGTCCTTCCAGATACTGGATGCGAGCCAGATCGACGCCGGGCAACTCTAGCGCCATCCGATGTGACAGCATCATTAAAGTCGCCTCGTACCAACGCGTTGGGATGTACAGCTCGTCCGTCAAAGCACCCACGTCCATGATCTGTTTGCTGTACCACACGGTAATTTGCACAAACGGATCACTGGGGACAGGCCACAAATACAGCGTGGGCAAAGGAATTGTGCGATCAAACCAAAATTGGAAGGGCTGGTTTGCTGTGAAGTTCTTGTTTGGCAGGTTTGTGTAGTCGTCGCGGTTTAGGCGAGACATGGTGATCTCGGTAGAGTTGTTTCCCACGTAAAACTCACGCAAAGCTAGCGTTGTGCCGTTAGAAGCACGGACTCGGTAGTACTGGACGTCTTGACCGGGGTTGATGTCCGTCCAAATCCACTGGTTATCCGTCACAGCCACAGATCCAAGGCTCTCAAGCGTCGTCCAAGTGCTGTTATCTGTCGAATACTCAAGGGTCAACGTCCATGTGGCGCTTCCGCCCCCTGCTATGTAAGGCAGAAGACCAATGGAGCCAGCATAGATGGGGTTGTTTGTCCCAAAATTAGCTGAAATGTTGCCGTTTGTGCTGGTCTGTAAGCAGAATGTGTCTACGTCGTTGTCACCTACGTTGCCGACCGTACCACCCGCGGAGCTTGAGTAGCTTGCACTAGGGCGGCTCATCTTGCGATAGAGCACGTTTAGAGCGTCGTTTGCACCTGCTGGTAGGCTGTATATGTAATTGTTTGCAGAGACGCCCAAAACGACCTTATCGATGGCGAAATACTGTATTCCAATGTTGATTAAGCGCTGAAGCAAGAAGCCAAGCGACTGACGAGCGGACACAAGTTGCTCAGAGGTCAACTCTTCGGCTAATTTGCCTGCACGTCTCGCACCATGATCAATCAGGGTTTGTACGTTAACTGTCTGACCGTATGTATCTGAGTACGCCATTTGTATTCCTTACCAGCCGGGGCAGTTCCACCGTTGCATCGAAGCACGCGCCCTACTGCCCTTTTCGCTCTTTTCTGCTACAGGCCCCATTCTCGCGCAAAACGAGTCCCTACGAGGGCCTCCTTGGGGCTGTGGAGCCTTTAAATTTGAACCAGTCTCACGGTTGTACTTTTCACGACCTTTAGCCGTCAAACCAGCACCTTTGTCAGCAGACAGCTTCTCACCACGACCGATGGCCAAGCTAGGCCCACCGTTCTTCATTTTGGCTGTTTTGGCAGATTCTTTAAATGCTTTAGCCGTTGGAGCACCTTCGCTCCCAACTCTGCGCATTTTTTCCCCAGAGCCTTCAGCGATTCTTTCGCGTTTTGCATGAATGTTGGCATACAGACCACCTTCTTTTAACTTCTTGTCGGCTTTGACAAACTCTTTGCCGACCTTCTGAGGCACACCACCAAAGCCACCCTTGGTATGGGCGGCGGCTTCCATCAAACGCTTTTGGGATGGTGATTTGCTTGGCATATCAAGGGCCGTCTTTAATCAAGATGATGTTGAAGTAAGAACTCACTGCGTTGTTTGCGGCGGCTCCAATTGCGCTTGCGCCCACACAGTTCTTTTCTGGAATTATGTAAGGCTGTACAAAATCAAACACAGCGGCGTTGTTGTTTACTGCGGCAACCGCACCAACACGCAAGATGTTGTCTGTGCCGTGTTGCTTTAGAAAGGTAGTCACAGAAGTCGAGCCAGAGGCTTGACCAGCAGAAATTGAACCCGTTGTCATATAACCTGTGAAGCCTGCTGGAACACAGTAATGACCAGTGGTGCGCTGGTTGTAACCGATTGCAATGATGTCATACAAAACTGCTGGGACACCCGATGTCACCGTGCCAGTGCCAGCATTGATGTTGCCTGCGTTTGCCCCGCCAGAGCCAACCGTAGCGACATAAAAACTGTTCACATACAGGTACGAGTTTGTTGTGTTGACTTCTGTTTGACCGTTCAATATCACGGTCTCGCTCACCACAGCAAAGTTGCCGTTTACGCCTTCAATAAAAACGGTTCGCGCACCAGTGCCAGCAGAGGTGTCGTTTGCGCTAGATGAGCTGATTTTCAAAACAGACGCAACGGTTGGGTGCGGAATAAGACCGCCATCAGGCCAGACTGATTCTTCAGATGTATCCACATCTGGGTTGTATCCAAACACAATGACCGTGCTGTGACCTTGAATTTGACCGCGAGAGACCTGCAACTCGAACGGTTCATATGCGCCTTGACGCGAAATAGATGAAATTACGGTTGCCATACGGCTCTCCAAAATAAATTAAAAGTGGGAGCCGAAGCCCCCACTTAGGTTCAGCACTTTACTGATCCACCACGTTTCTTAGCAGGGGTGACAGTCACGGACTTTTCAGTCTTAGTGACAGAGCCAGAAGGCTTGTCCTTGCTAGTAAACAAGCTCTTAGCACCCTGCATCAGCTTGCTAGGAATGCTACGGATGGTTTTAGCCATGTCCATATCACTCTCAGATGGGCCAATCGATTTGTCGTAAGCGCCTTTGGACAGGTCAGTTACTTTCCCGCCATCTTGATACTTCAGGTTGCTCTGGGCTTTCGCTTGCTTCATCGCTGTTGCGTTCTCAGCCTTGAAGGCAGATTGCTCTTTCTTCTGGGCTGGGGTCACACTGCCACCCTTTTTAAAGGTGCCTGATTGACGATCATTACTGACAGGAGCAGATGGCTTTTTCGCAGGCATTGCTACGGCGTGACCGCTGTTATTAACAGCTCCCCCCGTAGCGTAGTGCTTTTTTGTTGCACCGCCTTTTTTGTAACCACCGCCATTACCTAACTTGACATCACCTGTTGGGGCGCTGTTGTTGTCAGGATGGGCTGTGACCATCTTCGTGTTCTTGTAGCCTTCTCCGCCCTTGGCAGATACTGACTCAGGAATCACGCTGGCGATAGCACCGCCCTTTTTGTAACCACCTTGACCATTGACAACGCCGCCTGTGGCGTAACCGCCGGGCTTCGTCGACTTGGCAATGCCACCAGTAGCTAGACCTTTATGGCCTTTGCTTGCAGGCTTGGACTCGTGAGACTTCAGCTCTTTTTCAAGACCCTTCATCTTCGACATCTCAGCCTTGTGCGTAGCTTTAGACTCGCCACCATCCTTCATGGTTGCACCAGCCATAGCGGCACGACGCATTGCCATTGAAGGACGCTTAGGACGAGCTACGGGCATCATGCCACCGCGAGCAGGCATAGAAGACATCGCAGATGGCATAGCCATCATTCCGCCGTCAGCCTTTTTCACAGCGCCGCCTTTTTTGAGCTTTAACTCAACCGTAGGCTCTGTGGTCATCATTTTGACCATTGGCTTGAATTGACCCATGATTAACGCTCCTTCGCAACAAAGACGTAATCCACAGTCATTGTCTTTGCAACGGCTTCACCATTTTGAAGAGCAATTGTCACAGTCATATCTTCGTCGTCAGGCAAGTTGGTGGTCACAGAAGTGCCTTTTACAACGCCGTTTACGGAGTATTGAATGCTTGATGCGCCATCGTAGTAAAAACCAAGACTAATAAATGTGTCGTTAGCCATAGTAGCCACGCTAGAGGTCGTAGTTGCTGTGCCGTTTTTCTCAACCAACAGGCTTACCGAAGTAGAGCCGTCTGCCTTGATAAAAAACACACCATCCGAAACGTCAAGTGGGGTTGTATCGGTAATTTGAAGACCAATAACTACATCAGATTGAGTTGCGTCGCTAACCTTGAAGCGAGCTTCAAAGAAAAGCTCTTTGCCTGAAGCAAAGCGATATGACTCGCCTACTTTTTGCAAAGAAACAAGATCATCATCTGCGGCAGTGTTGGTGATCAAAAGTAAACCACCATCACCGTCAGTCAAAGCCTGAGTAGCACCAGCCTGAGTCTCAGTTACAGTCCAATTTGCGGCTACATAGTAGTCAAAATCTTCATAGTAAGTGTGAAACTTTGTTGGTGCTGGCATTGTCAGATCAGCAAACGGTGAATCTTCCCCGACGTTTGTCACGCCATTTGGGAAACGGGTTACCAGTAAATTTGCCATTGTCTTTTCTCCTTAAAGCGCAGGGGGCGAACCCCCCACTTGGTTTTAGACGCCAGCAGTGCCGTACATTGCACGAGGATCAGTGAAGCCCACGTCGTAACGCTCTGTCGCTTTGTAGCGCATAGAGTCAGTTTCGAAGTCGCCTTCCATGGTCTTCTCGAGCTTGCGACGCATCATCATCTTCATGCCTTCAGGCGCGTCGGTTTGTACGAAGAATGCTGATGCGTTGGTCAAACGTGACAACACAGCCGCGCCTTCATCCAACAGACCGATGGACTTAACAGGGTTGATGTCGTTGTTTGCATTACCAGCACGCAAGACTGATTTCAAGAGAACTTCAGCTTGGAAGACGTTACCGGGAGCCACGACGAGTTGACGTGGAACCAAGCGAATCTTCTTACCGTTGTTGTCCACAGCTTGACGAATCTGGATCAACATCTGCTCAAGCGATGTCTGTGACAGATTGGCGGCTGTAGCCAATTGGTTGCTGAATGTACCGCTGACGATAGGGTGTGATGTGCTGATCAAAGCAACGCCGTCACCACCTGCTGTAGCACCGCCAGTGAAGGCGTTGTTCAACACGTTAGCAGACAATGTCTCTTTGGTCTCAATCAATGACTGAGCCAAGTGACGTGCGTACACCTGACCGATACGGATGTGGTCACCGTCTTCAACCAAAACTTTGGTCAAAGCAAATGCCAAGCCGTACACAGAGTACACATAGCGTTTCAGGAACAGAACACCACCCTGTTGGTACGACACTGGTGTGCCGTCAGGCAACTGAGGTGCCGCGCCGAAACCGTACAAGACGGGTTCTTCGTGGTAGTTACGTGGAATGCCGTCTTGTTCCGTGAAAACACGAGACCATTCATCGGCACGTTGATCGTAGACACCGTCGAAACATTCATTCAAGATAGGTTCGACGATGCTACGAAAGTCGGTACTGCGCATTGGAGCGGCCATGGTTCATGTCCTCCTATTAAATTGCCGTACCTGCCGCACCAGCAAACTGGTACTCGGCAATAGTGGCACGAACGATGGTGTAAGAATCACCCCAAGCATTGTCAGGGTACGGAGCGAGGTTGATGATTCGCATTTGTGCGCTATTGCCAGCACCAGCTAAGGTGGTTGACAATGTGCAAGCAGACAAGCCAGTGGTTGTTGAACCAGCAGTTGTGTTGCTCAAATCAGCCTCATCGCCAATGGAAGTCTGCGCTAGTGAACCAGCGGCTTGAATTTCATAGACGATATTAGGGTCGTTGTAGAAGTACGCAATGCATGAACCTGTTTGGTATGCCGTGTTGGCAGGCCAAGTGTTCGACACGCGACGACGACCAGTAGTGTCCGTAAACTCGACGCCTGAGAAGCAACCGAGGAACGCATCACCAGCGGCGGCGACCTGAATAACACCACCTGTAGCCATCTTGACGGGCTGACCCTTCAAGATGTCGGTGCTGTACGTAGAGAGAATACCGTCAGCTAACGCCGAAGCACGATCCAACCCAGAAGGGTGGAATGCAGGACGCATACCGAACGGAGCATTTGTAGAAGACATAGTCTTACTCCTTAGAAGTTAGCCCTCAAAAATGGGGGCACGATTAGATTGAGATTGGTCAAACCTACCCATACCTTCGCCTTCCAACCGTACCAGCGACTTACCGCTACTGTCACGCTGACCTTGAAGGTTCTCAAGTTGAATACGGACTTTGTCCGCTTCTTCCATGGGAGCTTCGTAGTGCAGTTGCGTCATGACGTCTTGATAGACATCCATGGGCAATTTGAACAGCAACATCTCGTTGCATGATATGTACCCAACGTGTTCGCCAGCCTTGACTCTATAGTTGTCGAACCCAGACATTTCTTCCGCTTTCACGGGTGTATATCCAAGTCGCACCCTTTTATCAATGGTGTCGTATGCGTTGGTGGTTGAGAGCCAAATGAGGTGCCAGCCCGGCATCTCTGGTACTTTTGGCAGTGCTGATTGGTTCCATTCATCACTCCACATCTTTCGACGTTCCTGTGAGCTTACGAACTTTGTTTCTGGTGCGGCACGGCTTGCATCCTCGCTTGCGCGATCATTGCGTCCACCCGCATTCAGAGATTTTTTCAAACGTGATTCGGTCATACTTGTTTCCTTAGTAAGTGTTGTTTCGAGCTTCTTGCGCATATCGCTTGATCATCTTGGAACGCTTATCGGGATCATCCCAAAAGCCTGCATCCTTCATGGCACGCACCTGTTCTGGTTTTAGAACAAATGTATTCCTGTTGGTGCTTCCGTTGACGCTTTCGCGACCAGAACTTGTTACAACACTCCTTGGTCTCTTAGTAGACGAACGTACGTCCGTGCTGTCATTGTACTTGTGGGGCAAGTACTTATGCAAGCGATTATCGAGTTCATTCCAATAATCTGCGTCAGTTGGGTTCCAACCTTCCGCCGACAAGGCTTCGTCGATCTGCTTAGCAATCTTAGAATCGGTATCGCGCCCGTTAGGGTCGTACCAATCGTTTCTCTCCATCCAGTTAGCCGCCAGACGTTGCAGGCGAGGATCTGGGACATTTCCTTGGGTTTGGTTAGGCTGAACCGCTGTCTTCTTGAGAGACGACAGAGACTCAATCTGACGACGTGCTTCGTACATCATCTCCTGTGCGTCAGTCATGGCATTACCGTCAGCGGCTGTTGCCGCCTCAGCAATCTTCATCTTGGCGTACTGGAGGCGTAGCTCTTGGTCTTCAATAGCCTTGTCGATACGAGCTAGGTCAGCGGAGTGGGTTTTGCGCTCCACCACGGACAAACGCTCCATCAGCTCTTGGTTCTTGCGTTCCAAGTGCTGAAGCTTCATGTCCTTCTCTACGCCAGTCTTCTTGGCTAGATCACGCTTGGCGCGGCGTTTCTCACGACGGGCACGTTGGTACTCCGTCTCGTCTTCAGGGGCTACATCGTCGTCTGTAGCGCCCCCAGAGGCCATCTCGCGGTCGTCCTCCATATCATCAGGGGACTCGATGCTGTCAGGCAGGTCGATAACGGCTGAACCGTCCGCCTCTTCCGTAACAACAATCTTTTTAAGTTCGTTTTCTGTGGTCATAAGAATGCTTTCATGGCTAAGGGATCACCAATGACTTTGGCAATGATTTCGTGGTCGTTTAGGATCATGAACAGGGCTGGATCTTCTCGATCATCCTCTTCAACCTTAACTTCCCATCTATCTCCGCCCCATTTAGGGACTCGGATGTAATCGCCGACTTCGCACCATGACCCCTCGGGCCATCCTTGCATCGTGTCGCGGTTTTTGAATGCAAGAGGGCCAACTTCGATGACTTTAGCCACCATGTTGTTCCACTTCTCACTCTCTTTGGTCTCTTCCACCAATATGATCCCTGCGCCTGTCGTTTTATGCTTAGTGCGACGTAGTTGCACCAAAATTCGACCACCTAATGGCTTAGCACCCGGATTCACAGCGGGGAATGCCCACTTAACTTCAGCGTTTTCCAACACTTCGGGGTTATCGCTCATCTTCTTCTTCTTCCTTTAACATTTTGTTAATGAGATCGAGGGTTTCCTGCAATCCCAAGTTTGTGCCGACCGTGCGTTGGTACGCCTCCCATGACGCGACGTTCCCAGCCGCTAAGGAAGAAGCTATTACAGCTTGACGCGCCTTGATTGCGCCGATCAGATCACCCAAATTGAATATCATTACTTCTTCTTAGCTTGCGATAGAGCGCCTCCTTGTTTTTTGGCTGGCGCTGTGTTGCCAGAGGGCTTGAGCGACGTGCCATCAAGCTTTTCGCCAGCGGCAATACGCTTGTGCATGGGCACGGCTTCGTTGTGGTAAGGGTTAGATGTAGCCATTTCGATCTCCTAGAGTTTGTTGTGCTTCTCTTTGAAGCGCCAGTGCAGTTTCTGCCTGCTCGTTTTGCAATTTAGCCGCGTCTCGCGTCAGTTTTGCAGATTCAATACGTTCTCTGGTCAGGTTGTCAGCCGAGTTGGTGGACATCTTGACGCTATCCGACTGTTGTTGCTTAGCCATCTCCATTTGCAGTCTTGCGGCAGACTCTTGACCCTCTTGTGTGAGGCGTTTGTCCGCCAACTGTAGGTCGGCTTGGTCTTTTGCGGCACGTCGTTGGGTCTCTGCCATGCTTGTCTGCATGAGAACCTGTGCTTCGGGTGGCAAAGGAGCTTGTTGCTTGCCCTGTTGCATCATTTGCATCATCTGTTGGATGACAGGCATAACGCCCTTGAACGCTTTCTCGCTGTCCATGGCAACGTGCTGAGAAGCCAAGGCGTATATCTTGTCAATCTCTGCCATGTACTTGGGATTTGCATACTCCGCCTGTTGTTTGCCAGTGGACTTGGTCACATAGCCGTTCATGCGCTTTAAGTACCACAGGGTAATGTGCTGTTTGATGTGCTCCATCATCTGTGGGATGAAGGCTGGCGCGATCATGGGGTTTGCACCGAAGGCTGGATCTTTGGCAAAGTCCAAGTGACCTTGAATGTGAGCCAAGTGATCCTGATCAATGAAGGCAAAACCCATCTGACCAAGAGCCATGGCGACGTTTTCGTCTGCAACTGGGCGCTCTTCGGGGTTAGGGACGTCTTTCATCAACTCGTTAATGCCGGGCACCTTGATCTGCTTTAAGAACCTTTCCAGCACCACCTTGCGATTGAACAGGTCTGGGTTCTTTTCCATCAACGCCATCACCGATTGAGTCTGCGCCATGCGCTGTGTCTCTGAGAAGATGTGCGGATCAGAGACTGGGATCACGTCCGTGTTGGATGCGAAGTCTTCTTTGCTGATTTCAAGGTCAGCAACCACTTCACCCTTGCGTTGCTCGTCGATGTACCAACGATTCAAGCGTCCAAGGATCTTCAGAACACGACCTTGTGACTCGTGCAGGCGTGCATGGATGGCAGAGAACACCGCCGCTCCCTGCTCGATCAAGGCTTGGGTGGTTCCAACAGGGGTGTTGGAGTTCACGTCAGCGATCTTTTCCTCTGCGGTGGTCACGACACCCTTAGCCGCACTGTCTAACCAGCCCAAAAGCGAGAATAGAACGGGTGAGGGAGGGTTGAAGGGCATAGGCATGGCGATCTTGCGGATGTCATCGACGCCCGGCATCCCCTCAATCTCACAAACCTGCGTCACGTCCACCTGTTGGGACTGACCAGAGATCTTCGCTCCCTTGAGCTTTAGCATGGTCGCCGCATTGTTGATATGGGCAGAGTCCAACAAAGCGCGTAGAGAGCCTGTAAGAGCCGCTGACAGCCCTCC